GTAGTCCTACTCACTACTCATCTTCCCGAACGGTAATTATCCGACTATAACTCGGAAAATATCCGACTTTCTACCCGAACGGGAACACTACGTTTCTGAGCCTACCAATCCCGGTGGGCTCATTTTTTATCAACCAAACACATTTTTTATCATGTCTACCACTTTCACCTGGAACATTGCAAACCTGGAACGTGAAACCCAAGACGGTTACGTTTTCACTGTTCACTACACTGTAAATGCACAAGACGACACCTACACCGCAGGTGCATACGGTTCCCTCGGTCTTGAGCGTCCTGAAGGCGACCTGATCCCTTTCTCTGAACTGACCGAAGAAGTTGTTGTCGGTTGGGTCAAAGAGAAGTTCGGTGAAGAGAAAGTCACCGAAATCGAAGCTGCTCTGCAAGCTCAACTTGATGAACAACGCCAGCCGACTAAAGCTGCTGGTCTTCCTTGGTAATGCACCATGATTACTATCCTTGGCATCAAGGTTTCGTATGAGACCTTGGCCTTCTTTGCTTTATTTATTGTTTCTGAATACCTTGGCATGACCAAGAAGCGTCGTTCTAATAGCGTCACCCAGGCTATCTCTATGGCGGCTGCGTACTTCAGCAAGACCCGTACTGAAGACGACAAGGTTCGCCGCTTTCGTCGTGCATTGAGGAGTAAATAATAATGGTACTGCTGCAAGTTAAGCAGTACTACCCCCAGACAGATAGCGCTACAGGTCACGGAGATCGGATGTGCTTTAGCTCAACATGTGCGATGGCCATCAAGTATCTCCGTCCTGATGCGCTCAAAGGTAGTAATGCAGATGATGATTACCTGAGAACTGTTCTCAAATACGGCGACACAACTCAATACACCAGTCACATCAAAGCCTGTCAGCAGTACGGCATTCTTGCCACCTTTTACCAGAAAGGCACTAGACAAGCGTTACTCAACGAACTCAAGGCTGGCTTTCCAGTCGCTACAGGCATCCTCCACAAAGGTCACGTCTCCAATCCCGTTGGTGGTGGCCACTGGATGTTGTTGATTGGTGATGACGGAACCAATGGAATCTTCCACGATCCTTACGGTGAGATGGATAACGTTAACGGTGGCTATGTCAAAGTTGGCTCCGGTGGTAAGGAAGTCAAGTATTCCTGGAAGAACTGGCTACAGCGTTGGGAAGTCGAAGGTCCTGGCACTGGTTGGTTCATGACCTTTCGTCCAACCAATACTCCGCAACCTATCGCTCTCGTTGACAACACTTGGAAGGGAGTGATAGCTGCCGCTACACAAGCTGGAGCTAAGTACCCCCAAGTAGTAGCTGCTCAATGGGCGCTCGAATCAGGGTATGGAAAGCATACTTCTGGTAAGAACAACTACTTTGGTTTAAAAGGTGAAGGTTCTGAACGTGAAACCAAAGAATTTATCAACGGTCAGTGGATCACAATCCGTGCAGGGTTTATTGATTTCCCGGATCTTCAAACCTGTGTCTCCTACCTCGTAGATCGTTGGTATCGAGACTACAAAACTTATAAAGGTGTCAACCGAGCAGTATCTCGGGAAGACTGCGCTCGTCTTCTACAAAAAGAAGGCTATGCAACCGACCCAACCTACCCCGAAAAACTCATTCGATTGATGTCCGAAAATGGCTAGTACCACTTATAATATAACACCGGGTAGGTTTGAAAAACAACTACCTGTAGCTACCAAGGTTCACTTTAAAAGTTCTACTGCTGACACCAATGCAACATTGTTAAAGGGTGCTCCTGGCGCTATCTTTAATATGATTATCCATAACACCCATAGTGGTGGAGGTGGTGGTTCTGCAATTGCATTTCGATTGTATGATAAAGCTACAGCACCAATTGTTGGTACAGATGTACCGATGATTGTCATTCAGATTCAATCAAACGACTCTAAAGAGATTAACTTTACTAGTGGTATCACCTTTGTTAACGGTATTGCTTACTCTATCACAGATGGTAGCTCACTAATGGATGCAACTGTTGTCAGTGCAGATGGTGTACAGGTCTACATCGGGTACATGTGATGCTTGAAGCTATTATTACTGGTGTTGCATCCCTTGTTATTGGTGTAGGTGGTGGTATAGCTTCCGTCAGTAGTAAAACTAATTCACGTATGAATTACATTGATAAACGTATTGATGAGATTGAATTACGTTTAGCTGAGAAGTATGTACCACGGCAAGAACTAGCCAATGCTTTACAAAAGATGGAGGATCACATGATCCGCATCGAGAATAAATTAGATCAGATTGTACTGAGAAATGGCTAACAAGAAAGCAACGGAGGACATGTTTAATGAACTCCATAACATGGTTACAAAAGAGCTACTTAATCGGATTAAATCCGGTGAAGCTACTACTGCTGATCTAAAAGCGGCTTGTGATTGGCTTGCTAAAAATGATATCAGTGGTGTTGCGTTTGAAGGTAACCCACTTGATAAACTAGCTAGTGTACTACCTAAGGTAGATCCTGAACTTGTACAGAAGAGGTTGTATGGCAAGTCGTACGTCTAAATTCTACAAGGAGAATCCTGAAGCTCGTAAGAAGCGGAACGATTACCAAAAGAAATATAACCGTAAGGATATGCAAATCAGGAAACGTGTTGAACTTAATAAGATCAACCGTAAAGCTGGTACTTATGGTAATGGTGATGATCTTGATGTATCCCACAAGAAAGATGGTGGTACAGAGATGGAATCACAATCGAAAAACCGCGCTAGAAATCGCTCTCGGAAATGACACCGCTATTTCCTACGCCTGATCACTATCTACAAAACCTAATAACAATGACAAGTCCCGAAGCAAAGCGTCTTTGGAGACGCGCCATTAAGGAACACTTTAATTGTCAGTGTGTATACTGTGGAGAAACCTATGACTTACATCAACTTACTCTGGATCATGTCCGCCCTCGTTGTTATGGAGGTGAAGACCTTACATCAAATCTTGTACCCAGCTGTTGGAAATGTAATCAGGCTAAAGGAAGTAGAAATTGGCTCTCGTGGATGAGAGCAACGTTTGGGATTACCCCAAGGGAACAACTAATTTTATCACACATTAATTAATCATGGCTAGAGCTAAACGACGTCCGTATTTGACCGAACCTGAGATGGGTCCCAAACGTGATTTTGATACCTCTCGAATGACTCAAGATAAGGGTCGTACAGATGAGGCACCTAAAACTTCTGCACCCATGCCTTCATCTAAAGAAGAGAAGAAAGTAGAAAAGCAGTCAATGAAAGATTCTCTTGCTGAACTTAAGAAGATGGGAACTAATTCTCAAAACTTTAAGGAAACCGCTGAGAAGTCTCGGGAGGAAACTAAGAAGCGTCTTGAAAAAAATCGTACTGAACGTAAGTCTGGTGCAGGTCGTGAGGATGCGATGAATCGCTATATGGATGAGCGTAAGCGTAAGCAAGATGGTCAGTCTAGGGTTGTTGGCTGATGGCACCAAAGAAGATGCCCGCAAGAAGTGGCGTAAAGAAAATACCCACATATGATACGAATCCAGAACAACTATTTGGATTGTGGCAAGAGGCTGGGCGTATACCTCCACAATACAGATCTTGGGATGATCTTAAGGTAGCCTTTATGTCCAAGATTCAGGAGGGAATGGCCGCTCCTCAAGCTAGAGCAGCAGTTGGTGTTACTTATAAAAACATTATTGGTAACCCTATCCTTAATGTAGAGAAGAACAAGGATACTGGTCAAATAGAGTTTGCCGAAGGTGGAATGCGGCGTGCTATTCGTGAAGACTTTAACATTGCCGAAGAGAATCAAATACGGCGTACTCACGGTGAAGCGGAAGTTCAACGATTTCGTGCTGAGTTACAGAATGATTGGAACAATTTGTCTGAAGGTGAGCGTGTCGCTATTCAAAAACAATATCACAAGCAGTTCCATAGAGGTCACGTAAAAGGAGCAAAGACTGGCGGCAGTATTGCTCGTGAAAACATGTGGCCAGAACATGGGATGAGGAATTCCTTGCATGGTGCTTTACCACGTTGGCCTGCTCAAGTTATGGAGCAACTTGGTGTACCTCAGGATTGGGTCAGCTCTTACTACGAAAAAGTTTTGGCGTCTGAGGGTATGCCTGCTGCACCTCGCATCAGCGATGAATTAGCTATGGCTGCTGATGAACGAATGGTTCAACCAGTATCTGGTATGCCTTCCAACATCAAAGGTCAAACACAGTGGGCTTCTGATCTTCCTAAAGATGTACGCGGTAAGAAGTGGCAACCAGATCTTACTGGAGAGGCTGGTATTGACCCGAATACACTGGAAATGAGGGCATGGAAACAGAAGGACGTTATAGCTCAAGTTGGAGAAGAAGCGGTTGCAGCTCATCAGGCTAACCTATCTAGTACTATGAGTCGTGGTACTGCTACTGCTCAATCAGGTCCAGTAAAAATTGTGCAACCAAAGGGTCCTACTGTAACTACAAAAGGTGTCCCTAAGGGTTTAATGCCAGACCGCAAAGCCCTCAGAGCTATGGCTGCAGCTGGTCTTGTTGCTCCCTCTGTTCTTGGTACTGCTGCTAGTGCTACTGAAACTGCAGGTCGTGTACAGCTTGCCCGTCAAACTGGTAACCCGGTTGACTGGATTCAAGCTGGTATTGCTGGAGCTTCATCTGCTGGTGACGTTGCTGGTTACACTGGTATTGGGGCTATTCCAGGTGAAATTGTATCTACTGTTGCTGATTTAGCTAATGTAGTTATTGACACTGCCAGAGCACCTAGTCCTAGGCCAGCTTATATACCTAACGCACAAGCACGTCCACGTACTGCTTCTGCAGCTCGTACTCAAGGTCAAACAATGCCTAAGGTTAAACCTATTGATATTGAGAACGAACTACGGTGGCTTGGTAAGGCAGGTCAACGTGCATTTCAAAGTATTTTTGGAGGTAGAGAAATTTAATGCCTAACGAAAAACAAAAGGAAAAGAACCTTATTGATAACATCCTTGATAACCTTAAGATTCGTCCTAAGTATTGGGGAGGCACTAATCCTATCAGTAAGGTACAAGCTGGTCATGGTTTCTTCCCTACTAAGAATGCAGCACTTAACATGGGTAAGATGATGAGTATCCCCTATGATCCTGAGATGAGGATACGTAAAGATGATCCTGCTACTCAACTACGTAACATGACACGTAGTATTGGTATGATAGAACGTATCCACAACTCTTATGTACCTGGTCGTGTGAAGCTTGCCGACTAATGCACTCTGAGAGGCGTCTCTGTGCCCCTACAAGGCGCCTCTAACCCCACCTCAGTATATTCTATCATATGGACACTTTAACAGCCCTTAAGGACGATTTTAAGATCTTTCTTCAAGCCTTATGGGGTCAGCTAGATCTACCATCCCCAACACGTGCTCAATACGCCATTGCTGATTATCTACAACACGGTCCTAAACGACTACAGATCCAAGCCTTCCGAGGAGTCGGTAAGAGCTGGATTACTGGAGCGTTTGTGTTGTGGACACTCTTTAATAACCCTGAGAAGAAGATCATGATCATCTCCGCTTCAAAGGAGCGTGCAGATAACATGTCCATTTTCTTACAGAAGTTGATTATCGAGACACCATGGTTAGTACACCTCAGACCTAAAAGTGATGATAGCCGATGGAGTCGCATCTCCTTTGATGTAAACTGCTCTCCTCACCAAGCGCCTTCCGTTAAGAGTGTTGGTATCACAGGTCAGCTAACAGGTAGTCGTGCAGACCTAATGATTCTTGATGACATTGAAGTGCCTGGTAACTCGATGACTGAGATGATGCGAGAGAAGCTTCTACAGTTGTGTACGGAAGCTGAGTCAATCTTAACACCTAAGAAAGACAGTCGTATCATGTACCTCGGTACACCACAAACTACCTTTACCATCTACCGTAAGCTAGCTGAGCGTAACTATCGACCCTTTGTCTGGCCTGCTCGCTATCCACGCAAAGACAAGCTCAGTCAATACGAGAACTTACTGTCCCCACAGATTGTCGAAGACATCGAGATGGGTGCTGAGGAATGGGGTCCAACTGATCCTGATCGTTTCACCAGTGATGACTTGTTGGAACGTGAAGCAGCAATGGGTCGTAGTAACTTCATGCTACAATTTCAGCTAGACACAACACTTAGTGACGCAGAGAAGTTTCCACTTAAATTCAGTGATCTTGTTGTTACTTCCGTTAACCCAACTCAAGCACCTGATGCTGTGGTGTGGTGTAGTGATCCTAGGAACGTCCTTCGTGACCTCCCTACCGTAGGTCTACCTGGTGACTACTTCTACTCCCCCATGCAACTACAGGGGGAATGGGGACCATATACCGAGACTATCTGCTCAGTGGATCCTAGCGGTAGAGGTACTGATGAGACTGCAGCTACCTACATCTCACAACGTAATGGATTCCTTTATGTTCATCAAGTTAGAGCATACCGAGATGGTTATAGTGATGCTACACTCCTAGACATCCTTAGGGGTTGTAAGAAATACAACGTTACTAAACTTCTTATTGAGACTAACTTTGGTGATGGTGTTATTGCAGAACTCTTTAAGAAACACCTTCAACAAACTAAACAAGCTATTGATGTAGAGGAAGTACGAGCTAATGTACGTAAAGAAGATCGTATCATTGATTCCTTAGAACCTATCCTTAATCAACATAAACTTATTGTTGATCGTGGTGTGGTTGAATGGGATTACAACTCTAATAAAGACGCTCCTCCAGAAGATAGACTGCTTTACATGCTCTTCTATCAAATGTCTAGGATGTGTCGTGAGAAAGGTGCTGTTAAACATGATGACCGCCTAGACTCCTTAGCACAAGGTGTTAAGTACTTCACAGATGCAATGGGTATCTCAGCTTATGAAGCTGTTAAACAACGTAAACAAGAAGACTGGCAAGACCTCCTTGAAACCTTTGTAGACAACCCACAAACAGCTACTAATCATCTTGTCTTAGGCTTTAACTTAGATCAACGTAGACAAGCTAGAGGTAAAACTAACAAGTCAGCTGTACCAACGTGGGTCAGCTAATAATGTTTGGCAGTGAACAGTTTTTGTAACCTGTTGGTACGACTGGGATATCTCTGAGTCACCATGTAAAGGGGGGCGGGAAGGGTGGACCCAAACCCCAAAGGGGGAAGACTCGTCTTTATCAAGACAATCTTCCCCTCTTTCTTAATGAACAGTGAGGAGGTTCCAAAGACACAACCTCTCCCTCTTGGTTCATTCATTTACTACATCTCCCCCTAACAGTACTGAATCTTGTGAGCACCTATTGGACGGGTAGCGAAGCACGAGCGAAGCGAGTCTTATCAATCCCACACTACCTATTCTACTGTATGCACAGTAAGGAGTAAGGATAGCTTAATGAGAATGATTATCATTAACGTATGCCGGAGGCATCGCTTATTGAGAACTGTTCGCAATAACGTTTAACGCTATGAGTAGAACACATCGTAACCAACCACAGTATCAATTCCGTCACCCTAAGACACTTAATGAACTTAAACAAGTCTTAGTAGCTAACGATTACTACGATTCTCAATATACGCCACATATTAGGAAACGTACTATTCCTACATCTTGGGATGATATTACTGCTACTTCCATCTACCAAAACGATCACCACCACCAATGACACATACCGCCCAACTCGTACACATCACCCCTGATGCTGAAGATCTCATTGCTTACATGGCTAGGGTATCTAATCCCTCTAATCAAACAAACACTCAGACAAGTGCTAAACTGATTAAATATCTAATTGATCATCAACATTGGTCACCCTTTGAAATGGTGAATATGTGTGTGTCCATTGAGACTACCCGTAGTATAGCAGCACAGATCCTTAGACATCGTAGCTTTTCCTTCCAGGAGTTCAGTCAACGATACGCTACCGTAGAAAAGACAGCCTCTATCCCACAACTACGTAGACAAGATACTAAGAACCGTCAGAACTCTATTGATGACCTAGATGATGTACTAAAGAAAAACTTTCAATTCCGTATAGGTTCTTTGTATTCCGATTGCTATGGTCTCTATAAAGAATTGGTAGCAGCCGGTGTAGCTAAAGAATGTGCCCGTGAAGTACTTCCCATGGCAGCTCCAACTAAACTATACATGAATGGTACCATTAGGTCCTGGATCCATTACTGTCAATTACGTCGTGGTAATGGTACACAACTGGAACACAGGATGATAGCAGAAGACGCCTATAAGCTCCTACAACAGCATCTCCCTAATGTTTGTGCAGCATTGACCGTTTAGTGCGTGCTAACGCACACTAACGCACTGAAGGGGCCTTACAGACCATCCTGGTAGGTCCCTTACTTTTTGACATAATTTTGAGAGGTCTTATATCGTTAGGGCGGGACGCACATCCCCCCATGCCCCTATAATGAATTAGGCATAGCGCCTGTATCAAGGATGCTCACCCCATGTTAATTAGTATTAGCTGGAGTGTAGTAATACTTTCGTTAAGGTGTAGTAATACAGGATGACACTGTGTTAATAATTAGTAAGGGGTAGACATAACGCTATATGTAGTGGTGTGTTGATATGATGACACTAGGTTAGGTATAGCGAGATCTGTCTGCCCCTTCCAATCAGCTTAGCCCAGTATGAAGTAGGATGATCACCAGAGCAGCCTGTAAGGCTCAGTAAGGGCTGTGTAATAAGGATTAGGTAGTAGGAGGCGTAGAGGCAGTACAACGCCATACAGAGGCATATAGACAGCACACAGCACACAGCAATGTATTCACACGATGAGTTCACTTCGTTCACACTCACGCCCAGCAACACGTAGCCAGCATACGGTTCGGATCGATAAGGAACGCTGATAGGGGTCAATTAGTGGGCTACACGGTTCCACTGGGTTCTGGGGCTTGACACATCGAGCCAGCCGTGGTATGGTAGGTTCATCGGTGGGGGAGGCGAGACCGTCGCTCCTTACCAGCTCCTCGACAAGTTAATAGTGTATGGTCGTCACAAGACGGACTTAGCGGTGCGAGCGATCCCGCGAACAGTTATAGGTTGCAACCCGACCTGACTGTACGACCACGTTACTGTTAATGTGCAGAGCCACATGCACGTTAAACATTAGATCATGGTAACACACACACACGGAGGTTTGTTTATGGCTATTACTGTTGACCGTAAGGTTGCAACTGGTTTGATTGGTCGTGCTAAGACTGGTAATGAGTTGCTTAGTGTACTTGATATGATTGTTGATAGTTTCACCAAGTCTACCAAGGTTGAGCCCACTGTTGAGGAGATTGAGTTTTGATGATAGCAGCTACTGTTATTCTTGTTGTTGGTTCCATCTACGCTGTTAAGGAGATCATTGTCAATGTCTACTGAGTCTTATACGTTTGATCAATTGCGTGAAGCTGTGCAGGAATGCACCAGCTATGATCTTGTACAACGTTTTAGTGATGATGAGGATGAGTATGTATTGATTGATCCTTTTGGTGATCCTGATGGTGATCCATTCTATGACCTTGAGGATGTAGTTGACTTCATCACTAATAACTCACAGGTTGAGGATTATCTTGATCAACTCAAGGAGGATGTCTAATGTACTACATTGCTAAGATGAGTGATGAAGGTAAGTGGGAGTATCTCGATAACCTACCTACCTATAGTGATGCTGAGGATTGTTATGATCTTTATTGTGAGATGTATCCTTATGCGTTAGTAGAGATCATCTCGTCTGATTAATTCAACGTTCACACTCA